TGTACCTTCACCACCTAATTGAGAACTAGCCCATAGCAATGGTTCCGCTGCGGTATGATTTAATACTCCATTACTGTCTCCATTAATTCTCTCCATACCCTGCTCAAGTTGTTCTATCTCGGAGGGCTTTTAGTAATCATGGAACTCATCAATAATCTTACCTATAGGCTCATATGTTATCTCTATAATAACATCCGCATCTTCTACTTTATGTGAATCTCCTTTTCTTAAAACATATATATTTTTAGGGTCACATTTAATCATATCAGGTTCTCCCCCAACATTATCAACCCTATAAATCTCTTTGCCTTTTACAATACCTTCCCTAAACCCTCTTGAAAACTTACTTCTAAGGTTAAGATTTCTCCAAAGATATTCTAACGTTCTGGTCGCATATAATTCATTTAAATCCTTATATTCATACTGGAAATATTTAGATGTTTTTTGTACTTTCTTTTGAAAAGACTCCTCATCAAAAGATTCAGCTTGCATTTCTGCCATAGCTAATTCCATAATTTCATCTCTAATAGCATCAGTTCTGTGAGAATAAGCATCCTCATTCTTAGCCATTACTTTCCAATCAAACTTTCTTTTTATTTCTTCCCCTTGTAAGAGGTCTATTTTAGGTACAGATAATGGATAATTCTTTATAGCTGCTGGAAATGAAGCATCTTTAATACCCATAGGGTTAAATACTTTCTCAATTTCTTTTTCATCTATAATATCATTATCTAAATCTTCCCATACCTGCATCTTATAGTGGTTATCATTACTTCCACTCAATCTTAATAATGCTAAATTTTCAGCACCATCCACACACTCCTCAAACCACTTCTTATTTTTCTTAGAAGTAGCTATCTTTTGTGGTGGAAAATATAAAGGTGTAGTTTTCATTAAATTAAATTTTTACAAAGATACTGATTAATTAATTATTATCGTAGTTACCAAGATATTTATTAAACCTTGTATGAACTTTATCACTACTAAACTTTTTATAAGCTCTACCCCAAAACTCACTCTGATTGGTTGTTACAACATTAGTAGTTCTACTAGCCTCAATCTGAAAATCTAATTCAGCCCTAAATATCATTAGACATAATAAGGCTGACACCCTATCAGCATTTATATCCATACTAAAACTAATAAGTTCTTTTAGTAGAGCTTGTGACCTAATAGTAAATAAGTTCTTAATCTCTGGGTTTCTATAAGAAGGTTTCTCCAACCACTCTAAAATTAAATTAATACCATAATATTTAATCTTATCGCTTGATACATTAATACCAAGAGCCTTGTTGCCTATACCAGCAGTTTTAATTAAATCCTGGTCTTTAAGAATCCCAGGTGTTTCTGCTAGATAAAATAAAGAGTTCTTATTTTTAAAGTGCCCATACATACCCTTTTTATTATTCTCATATAAGTTTTTAGCATTATATAGAATACATAGTTTACGTACATTTTCATAGTATTCAGTAGCTAAATAGGTTCTTGCAGTATATTCAGCAACTAATTCATCTGTCCAAGTATCTAATGCAAAAGTTGATTGTAAAGACCTAGTAGCATCTAAATTACCATCATCATCTACGGGGTCAGTACTTATTATATACCTATTAGTAAATACTCTACCATCACTATCACGCTTAGGTCTCTGAAATATCTCTATACAAGCATCCATACTATCACCTTTCTTAATAGGATACTCAGTTATAGGTACTTTCTCCGAAGGTAGTATGTCTATAATACCCTTAGACTTTTCAACTAAATCTGCTTTATAACTAGATTTTAATTGTATAGGATTAGACTCTAATTGAGCTAAAGCATCTTTAAGTTCATGTGTAGGAAAGTAATTACCTTCCATTCTAAGAAAGATTTCAGAGGGTACTATAGGTTTATTAATAATTGTACCCTGTATCTTAGTAGGACTCTTACTTTGCTTCGCCTCTTCTCTATCATTTTCAATACTTTTTAAAGCTTTATCTACATTAGTAATAAGATTAGGACCTTCCTTATACTCATTCATTGCAGATATACCTGATACAAAGTATCCTATTTTACCCTTATTCTCCCACTCATCTTCAAAAACTAAACAATTATATGTCTCAGGGTCATAAAATATCTTTTGTGTGAACATAACTGCTCCCCCAGAAGTTAAACCACCTGTTCCTAAAGCATGGATAGTTAACCTTTTAAACTTCTCTACAGCTTGGGTATTAACAATAGATTCCCAAGTCTCTAATATATTATGAGCAAAACCTACCTCATCATAAAATATCTTATTAGGTCGTCCACCAGATGCTACTAGTGGGTTATCTCCAAAAGTAACATGTTGTATCTTACTTTTACTAGCATTAGCAATCATTTCTCTACCTACAGCCATACTTCCACTATATGCAGAAAAGAAAGGTGAGGGTATATGATGCATCTCACCATTAATATTAATATTTTGTGCTCCAGGAAGCCTTTCAATAGCAGTTTTAACTTTATCTACTAGTTTATTACTAAAGTTTGTATGAATAGCTCCTACAACTGTTTCAGTTTGCAAAGGATTACCTATCTTCCTAAGTTTTAGAAATTCATCATAGTCTCTAGCACCATCAAATAAGAAGTTATGAGCTATGTTTCCACTTGTAGTGTAAGAATTATGTGTTACAATAAAGTCTTTTCCAGTAACAAATAACTTTGAAGCGTTATTTACACCTATACAAACAGAGGGTTTAACTGATGTAGGTTCTATATTAATAATAGCTGTTTTTATTCTATTAGCTATTGCATATTTAGAAGGGTTATTATTAATACGTTCTAATTTTCTTAGTAATTTAAATATAGGTAAAGAGGTTATAATTTTTATTCTATATGACCAGAAAAAATCTTTTTTATTATAACTAGTTTGTCTCTTAATAATTGTATTTTTTATACCTAAAGAGTTTAATAATATTTTTATATCATTCTTTAGGCTAGACAATACTGTAGTATATTCTATTTGCCCTTTAGTACTTACATATCCATCAGAATCCATCAATCCTCTTAATAGCTCCATACGCTGCTCCACAGAACCATTCAAATATATCTCTGGTATATGTTTGTTTTTTATTAAATTAAGTACTTTAAAAGCATTTAAAATCTCATTATTTTTACCACCAATGTTACCATTAGTTAGAATATAAGTAGGACACGTTTTATTAGTATTTTGATTTATATTAATCTTTTTATTCCATAATATACCTTGTTCATAAATTACATCTTTTATTTCAGAATCAATAGTAGTAATACCAACTTTATTAGAAGTCCCATCCCCTAACCATAATCCTAAGAAATAAGGGTCTATAGGTAATGATTTTTTTGGATATTGTAACGCCTTAGTTAATGGGATAAAGTAGTGATAGTCAATTCCCTTACTTTTTCTTTTAGTAAAGTAATTATCATACATAGTTTTAGTATCTACTACTTTATATTTATTATGTCTGGTAATTACTCCCCACAAATGTCCTCCACCACACTCTGTAGTCCTACCATCTTTAGTAGTTACATTATACTGCAACTGGTCTGTGTAGTTATCTTTAGAAATTACATCTGTTAAAATACCATCATCTCCGTATATTTTTTCTCCTACACTAATACATTTAATTGGTTTAATACCAGTTTCAGAGTGCACTAAAGTATCTTCTGCTAAATCCTTACCATAACCTCTACTTCCAATCTCAATGATGTGTTTAGCATTATTAAGATAAAAAGGTTTACCTAAGCTAATACCATGATTCTTTTTAATATAATCTCTTGCATTAGTATAGGTTTTTCTTGTACCATCAGTTTTATAAAAGTTAGCCATATAATCTTCTCTTATAGACCCATCTTCTTGATTAGTACAAAACACTCTAATTTGAGTATCATCCATATACTCTCTACCTGATTCTAATAAACCCCTATGACAACTAAACTCATCATCTCCTTTAAAACCACTAAATCCACAAGCCTCAGTATAATAATATGCTTTCTCCCAATCTATATCCCTTAGTAAAGGTTTACCTAATCCTCTATACACACCTTGCTCAAAGATAATAGTATGATAGTTTATATAGTAATACAGTTCGGGGGGCATCCATTTACCCGAACTCCAATACCCCTCAATACATTTTCTCTTTTCAGCAGCCCACCACAAATCATGCTCATACATCTGAGCAATAGGATGGAATATAGGTATCTCTTTTAATTTAAAATTAGAATTATTTATTAGCATATATTAAATTCTCTGTGCATCACTCGCAGATAAAGGTTTATTAGCTTTACCACGTTTAAACTTCTCTTGTTCAAAATCCTTTTTAACTTTACCTAGTAACTGATATAATTTAGCTGTATTTGCAACAATAGCATCTAAGTCTTTAGCATTATCCATATCATACTCCTGGTCTTTAAGCCATTTACCCCTTTTCATCATAGTCTCATCCCACTCCACCAAACCTCTTTCAGCAACAGTTAAAATGGTACTTTTAAACAACTCTTCTTCCCCTACATACTTACTCCACTTAAACCTTGGGTCTTTTAAGTACTTATCCCTAATAAACTCCTCTTTCTTCTCCATATTATAAAATGCAGAGTCAGGGTGTAACTTATAGTATAAAGCCCACATTATACTTGAACTTCTATTCTTATCCTTAGTTTTATCCCTTTTATAAAAAGAATCAAATATCATTATATAATCTGGATTCCAAACCCAGAAATCTTCATCTCCTTTAAATACATCAGGTACTCTTATCATTCTTACTTTCCTTATTTTTTCTTTTACTTACACTTAAATTCAAATACTTATGTAGTCCAGCACTAGCATGAAATGTACCTAAACCTGCTATATAGATATTGTGGAAGCTACTAAAATCATCCTTTTCCCCCTCAGACATCTTTAAAGCAACCATTTTCCATATAGAAGATTCTATACTAATAATATCTTCTAATTCTATATCATGTTTATTAGCTATATCCCTAAACCTTCTTAGAACGTCTTTTTGTAGCTTTCTCATGCTTTAATTGGTATTCTTTAAAGTACTTATCTATATAATTCTTAATTTGCTTAATATCGCTAATAACTTCCTCTGGTTCTCCTCCCTCAAATAGATATAATATTGGTTTAATCATTTTTTAACACTCCTATCATTTTAAGTACCCTCTTTAATTCAAATTTATTTTTAACTATACCATCAAAATAGCAATGAGAATCTCTACTATCAAATATTCTTATATTCTTTTGTGGTATATCTTGCGATTTAGAATGTGTAGCTGTATGTAACTTATAATGAGCATTTCTAAACTGCCAAGGTACTTTATATTGTTTAAAACCTAAACTTTCTAAATCTTCTACATCTAAATATTTAACCTTAACACTCTCCTCATTAATATAATCTTGTATAGTATCATATTTTACTCCGTAATCATCACAAAGATGTTGATTTATAATTGGACTATAATCATTATACTTTTGAATTGTCCATATTCCAGATGATTTCTCCTCATACTCAAATCCAACACTAAACTCTTCTATTATAGGTGTATAATACTTAGTCATTTATATCAAATTTAATATTAAATTCATATTTTCCATCAGGAATAATATTAAGAAACTGCATTAACTTATTATCT